CATGTTACGTGAGCAGCGTGAGCAGGGGTTATGCGATTTTGGAGACGGCGGCTGGTTCCTCGGTACCGTGAAAGGTCAGTCTCAGCAGTCAACGCCAAAGGCACCTGTTCATCCGGCGCCGCGTCTGAAAGGTGAGGAGCCGGAACCCGTTGATCCTGATGTCGTCCGACAGCAGCTGCGTGAGCAGGGGGCAATGACGACAGTTTCGCTGGCTGCGGCCGTCAATCGTAATGCCCGCGGAATGGTCTCTGTTCTTCGCGCGCTGGAGCGCCAGGGCGTTGTGGTGAAGAACGGGAAGGGCAAAGGAGTTACCTGGTCCCTTGCTGTTGTTACAGAACCCGTTAAGCAAGAACCGGTACCGGAGGCACCTGCCGCGCCGGAAGAAGCAAAACCAGTCGAACAGATCGTGAGTGAAATCCCCTCGTTCACCGAAGGGCGCGCCGCAGTCGAAGCGGTACCAGCGGTGCGGGACATTTCGCGCGAAATCCGCCGCACCAGAAACAAGCTGGAGCAACTGACCAAACTGCGTGACGCGGTTCGTGTTATTGGTCGCCACAGAAATCTCGTTCAGCAACTGACAGGGAGGGAATAACCGATGGCCAGAAAGAAAACCGACAAAGAACGCGCCCTGATCATCAACCGGATTATCGAACTGGTGAAGGAGCAGGTGCGCATCACCACGAATGACGTCGTTGCGATGTTCGGCCTGCACCGGACCACGGCGGAGAAATATCTTCGCGTAGCGGTGGAGCAGGGTGGCCTGGTTCGCCACGGTCGCTGCGGTATCTTCCGTGACCTACGGGCAACAATCGACTTTGACCTGAAACGTTTTTCGCACAACAAGGCGGCTGCATGAGCACAATTACCAAAGAATTCACCAAAGAGCAGTTGATTGCGCGTACAGAAATGCGACTCGCTATGGTTGCCGGATTCCCTGAGAGCAAGCTGGCGCAGATGGATAAATGCCTGGCTAAAATTGCGCAGGCAGTGTTGAAGGCGGAGCCGTTCCTGTATGCCATAGCTGATTCGGAAGGCGAGGCGCATTTAGATGAGTTCTGCGTTGCTTATGGCGAGGATGCCTTAGTCTCAGAAATTAGCGCCCTCAACGAAATGGCAGAATCACCGGGAGAGGAATACAAAGCGGTACCTGTGTACCGGCTACCAATGCTGGAGGGATTGAAGTGATGAATGCGCCCCTAAGAGAATGGCTAAATCAGACTATCGTGGAGCTTGAAACTGGGTTTGGCATCCCTGGAAGCAAGGAGCCGCAAACTTTTCCCCTGTAGCGCGTGGGGCGCAGAGGGTTTGGACGAGCCATTAGAGTCGAAGTGCCATTGCAATGAGGATGGCGCGCACTGGATTGAAAGTGTTGTTTACACCGCTCCGCCAGCGCTGATGTTGCCGGAGGAAATGCCAAAAGGCCTGGCAGGTCAGATTGTCAGCCTGCTGGCGCATAACATTGGCGATAAATTATTGGCACAGAAAATCTGGAATGTCTGCCGCGCTGCCGCAAAAGGAGAGTGAACATGTCCGAGAAAATAATACTCGATATGTGCTGCGGTTCCCGCATGTTCTGGTTAAACAAATGCGACTCTCGCGCTGTCTTTACCGACATTCGCTGTGAGGAGCATGAGCTTTGCGATGGCCGCCGTCTGGTTATCAGTCCTGATTTCATTGCTGACTTTCGCGCGCTGCCGTTTGCTGATAACACCTTCCCCGTAGTGGTGTTCGACCCTCCTCATCTTGAACGAGTTGGTGAGGCTGCCTGGATGGGTAAAAAATACGGGCGATTGAACAAAAAAACGTGGCGTTCTGACCTGCGCGCCGGTTTCAAAGAGGCATTCCGAGTATTGCGGCCACACGGTGTACTCATTTTCAAATGGAACGAAACTCAGATTCCAGTTAGCCAGGTTCTGGCGCTGACGGATGTAAAACCAATCATTGGTCAGCGTACCGGGAAAAATGACAAAACCCACTGGATATCCTTCGTTAAAGACGGTGAGCCACAGAACAACTTTGACCCGCAATTGCAGTACGCCACGAAACGAATTATCGAGCTGGAAAACCTCCTGCTGGTGGACGTGCAGGATACCGTCTGGCCTGCCGAGGTCGGAATGGTATACAGCAAGATTAAAAGCGCGGGGGACCCCCGGGCACACCACCAGCGTCGCCTGAAACATCACATCAACCGGATGTGGCTTGAGAAGTTGCCGGTACCGTCAATTGTCGTTGCTGCCCGTTCGCTGGCCGCCGCCATGGAGGAATACGCGTGAGAGAAATTATTGTCGATAACTTTGCCGGCGGCGGTGGGGCGAGTACAGGCATTGAAATGGCTATCGGGCGCAGTGTTGATATTGCGATCAACCACGACCCGAACGCCGTTGCGATGCACACCACCAACCACCCCGATACGCTGCACTATTGCGAATCCGTGTTTGACGTAAACCCTCAGCTGGCGACCGCTGGCCGCCCGGTGGGGCTGGCGTGGTTCTCCCCGGACTGTCGCCACTTCTCGAAAGCCAAAGGCTCGAAGCCGGTGGAGAAAGAGATTCGCGGTCTGGCGTGGATCGTCATTCGTTGGGCGCTGGCGGTGCGACCGCGCGTGATGATGCTGGAGAACGTGGAGGAGTTCAAAACATGGGGGCCGCTGCTCGCCGGGGAAATGCGGCCGGATCCTGCCCGCGCTGGCGAAACTTTTGAGGCATTCATTGGCATGCTGACCACTGGCATATCAGCGCATCATCCTGCGCTGGCGGAATGCTGTGAATTTCTGAATATTTCGTTGGACAGCGAGGAGGCTGCACGTCTGGTAAAAGGCCTGGGCTATGCCGTTGAGTATCGCGAGCTTCGTGCCTGTGATTATGGTGCCCCGACGATCAGAAAGCGTTTCTTCATGGTTATGCGTTGTGATGGGAAGCCGATTGTATGGCCGGAACCAACACACGGGGATCCGAAATCTCCAGCAGTGCAGGCAGGCAAGCTGGCTCCGTGGCGAACAGCTGCTGAATGCATCGACTGGTCGATTGCCGCGCCGTCAATTTTTGGCCGTAAAAAACCGCTGGCAGAAAACACTCTGAAGCGGATCGCCCGGGGAATTCAGCGTTTCGTCCTGGACAATCCGACGCCGTTCATCGTGAAGTGTAACCACACCAGCACCCGTTCGGGTTATGACTGTTTCAGAGGCCAGAGCCTGAATGAGCCTTTGCAGACCATCACAAAAAAACATGGCTACGCAATCGCAGTACCGCACCTGACGAAGTTCCGCACGGGTGCTACCGGGCAGGAAGTCACTGAACCTGTGCCGACGATTACCGCAGGCACTTCGAAGCGTCCGGGCGGCAACGGGCATGCAATGGGCATGGTCGAAGCCGCGTTGACACCTTTCCTGGCCGGTAACGGCGGCAGTGAATATCAGGCAAAGCCTCGCCCGCTGGAAAAGCCTGCGCATACAATTCTGAAACAATCTCGGGCGTGCGTTGTTGCCCCGGTTATCGTCCGGCAGTTCGGCGCCAGCGTAGGGCATCGGGCAGACGAACCCAGCGCGACAATCACTGCTGGTGGTGGCGGGAAATCACAGCTGGTGGTACCCACGCTGATTCAGATGGGCTATGGCGAACGCCCGGGGCAGGAGCCGCGCGTGCTGCAACTGGATAATCCGCTTGGTACCGTTACGGCAGGCGGCAATAAATTCGCCACTGTGAGCGCGTTCCTGGCGAAGCACTACGGCGGGAATTACCAGGGCGCTGGCGTGGGCATGGACGAACCGATGCACTCTGTGACAACCGTCGATCACCATGCCGCGGTAACCTCTCATCTGGTGAAGCTGCGTGGCACCTGCCGGGACGGGCAGCGCACCGACCAGCCAATGCCGACAATTACCGCTGGCGGCACGCATGTGGGGGAGGTGAAAACCATGCTGGCCGTAGACGAGTACGACGAACAGCGCGCGCAGCAGGCTCTGGAGTTCCTGCGCGAATATTGTGGCCCGGACAGCACAGGCCTGGTGACGCTGGATGGGGTGGTTTATCGCATAGTCGATATTGGCATGCGCATGCTGCAACCACATGAGCTATACCGGGCGCAGGGATTCCCTGAGTGGTACATCATCGACCAGGATTTCCGTGGCGTTAAGTACTCAAAGGATAAGCAGGTGGCGCGTTGTGGAAATGCTGTTCCTCCGCCATTCGCCGAAGCGCTGGTGAGGGCAAATCTGCCTGAACTTTGCCAGTCGAAAGAGATAGCAGCTTAAAATCATCTGATTATTCAACCCGCTACGGCGGGTTTGATTTTTTCCTACTGGCATAAAATTAGCATTTTGTGCTCTTGTTGCGTTGACCATTTTTCCAGGCAGGTGTACTGTATAAAAACACAGTATATGCAAAGGAGGCCACCATGAAAGTTGAATTAACCATTGATCGCACAAAGAAACTTCCAGATGGAGCAATGCCAGCGCTGGAAAAAGAACTGCTAAAACGGCTCCGTAATCAGTTCGAGGATTGCAGTCTGGTTGTTCGTCGTGCTGGTTCGGATGGGTTAAGCGTTTATGGTGGGGCAAAGGAAGCGAAGAAGACGGTTGAAGGTATCCTTCAGGAAACCTGGGAAAGTGCAGACGACTGGTTCTATTAAGGGTGTACTCAGGGGTAGCGCGCATTTTCAGAATACCGCAATTTGCGAATCCCATTGATGCTGCTGCCGACAATTTCTAATCGCGTCTGTATGTCGCTCGAAGGGAGAAAAGAATGTGAGTGATTCATCTTTGCAACCGTCTGAA